TCTAACCGAAATGCTTCCATCTGAAAACCTATAGAAACTTTTATCAATCTGATCAAAGTCTGACTCATTAAACAACACATTGTTTTTATCATAAAAATAATAGTCCACCATATTCAAAATTCGTTCTGATAATATGGTGTTGGAATTTACTAAAACAGGAATGTTAATCGATTTAAACCATTCAAGTTGTTCACAAAACAAATTTTCCAAAGATTGGTGTTTTATATATGCATCAACTATTATAATTTCTTTTACTTCCATAACTCAAATATACATATAAAATTTTAAAATTATAAATTTTTTATATTGACAAAGTTTGATAGTTAATCTAGGATACCACTATGGAAAAAGAACTAACTATTAAAGACAAAGTAAACAATCCCATCATTATTCAACATGATGACCTTAAGTTTGATGGTAAAACAATTACCATTCCAGGCTATTATGTTGATATCATTTTGGACTATATCAAAGATTATGAAGTTGATGGAGTACCACAAGTAGATATTGATGATTATATTTCATTTCGTGATTTTCTTTATGATATTCAAGAACACAAAAATAGAGGAAATTAATTTATGGGAATGTTTGATGACATAGTGTGTAAATATCCACTTCCGTTACCTGAAGATCCTAAAGGTTATTGTAATAACAAGTATCAAACCAAGGATTTTGACAACGCAATGGATTTGTATGAAATCCGTGAAGATGGTAAACTTTGGTTGCGTTGTGCAGAGTATGAATACACTGACGGTAACCCAAATGCTAAAACTTTACTTGATAAGTTGCCTTCTCGTAAGGAAATCAAAGTTTGGTGGCAACAAATTTTTCCTATAACAGATACAATCCGATTATATGCCTATGATAGTGATACTAATGAAACATATGATTATTGGATTGAATATGATGTAACATTTGTAGATGGCAAGGTTACTGGAGCTAAATTGTTAGAATTTACCGCAACTGATAACAGTGAACGTAAAGAAAAACACCGGAAGGATGTTGAATATTGGACAAATAGACAAAAATTTGAATATACACTATTTTACAGATTGATTGGTAAACCTTATAATAAATCGATTACTTTTATTTGTAGAACTATTCATAAATCTGCAACGTGGATAACTTACAAAATTTGGAACGTTGAACGATTTTTAAAAATATGAAAGACCCAGACTCAATCTTTTTGATTTGCGATTGTTACGAACACGGACTTCTTGTGGAAAAATTTAAAGATGAAAATGAAGTATCTTTGAGCTTATTTGAACGAGGATTAAGTGGTAGAGTTTTACCATGGCGTGAAAGACTAAGATGGTGTTGGCAAATTCTTATACATGGTAAACCATGGTCTGATTTTTTAATTCTAAATACAGAAAACCAAAAACAATTAAAGGAGTTTCTAAATGAATGTAAATGAATTCGAACGGCTAAAACCAGTAGTCACAATGCAAAAGCTCAATGAGTTAATTAAACTTATTGATGAAGAACGTGTTAAGACGGAGATTCTTTATCGTGACAGAGTGCGTAGTCTTGATGATATCAGTATTCTTCTTAAAGAAACAAAGAAAAGTTTTGTGAAAGGTGAATGATGAAGTTCAAGAATTTTGAAGGAATACAATATACAGTTAATTACAATAAACCACTACCAAAATATAAAGCATCTGGTTTGTGTGATAATCCAGACATTAAAAATCCTGCAATACTTGTTGATCCCACTTTGAAAACTCGTAGACAATTAAATGTATTAATTGAAGAAGTATTTCATGCACATTTGTATGATTTACCGGAAAAGAAAGCAAGAAAATTTGCGGCTAATCTTGGCAAGTTAATTTACAACAGATTTTTAAAAGATGAATAAAATATATAAACTTATAGACTTGATTATTGGATTAATCTTTGGTACTATATTTGCATTGGGACTAATACTAGTATTATCAATATTCTTTACGGTACTAATTCCATTTCTGTTCTACTTCACAGTCAAAGAAGTAATTAAGTTTTTAACAAAATAATATGAACTCAACACCTAAAAACACAAGCAAAAACATTATCATAACCTACGCTCGTGCCATACGAGATATTCAAAACAAACAAATCGATCCATACATGGAATTGATTGAGAAAGAACTTATCAAGATTTGGCCTGATTTGGAGGGTCAAGAGGATGGCGCAGCTAATTGGGCTTGTGATATTTCTAGTGCAACATCCAATGAAGAGGTTGCTTCTATTCTAAATAGATTGAACACCATTATAGAGAATCGACGTATTGAAGATTCTGAACTACGTTCAAAGTGGATGTGTAGATATTGTGGAAAAGACACAAGTGAGGTAGAATATGATTATCTATCTGGAACAGATCATTTGGGATGTGTTTTAGAAAATTCTCAATTTGACGTATCAAAACACGTTGAACCACTAGAAAATCGTGATCAAGTTCTATCGGAACTAAAAGCACTTCATGTTCGACTTCTAACATTAGAATCAGCAATTAAGTCTCTATATTAATTATTGATGAAAGCAATAATTGCAATGGCACAAAATAGGGTTATAGGCAAGAATGGTGGATTGCCATGGCCAAGTATCAAGGAAGATTTCAGATGGTTTAAAGAATTTACGATGGGTAAAAAACTTATTGTGGGTAAAAATACATTTGATACATTACCATTTTTGAAAAACAGAGAAATTCTGGTATTAACAAGAAGAATTGAAGAATTGGATGCTTATATTCAAAATCAATATTTTGTTAACAAAAACAATCTTAGTGGTAAACTTATAGATACAACCGACATATCTTTGATGGATTTAAATAATGATCCAGACATAATTGTTGCGGGTGGAGCTAAAACATATGTTAGATTATTACCATATATTACAGAATTTTATGTTACGCATGTAAATGGTAGTTATGAGGGTGATACATTTATGCCACCATTTGAAGATTTGTTTACTAATAAAGAAGTTGTAAAAGAATTTGACATACACAAAGTTATCAAGTATACTAAGTAATATGAACAAAGTAGACACAGAATATTTCAGAATTGTCAATGATATTTTGACAAACGGAAGACTTAAAAAGAACCGAACTGGTGTAGATACCATTGGTATTTTTGGTGCTCAAGCCAAATACAATGTGGATCTAAACGCATTTCCTCTATTAACCACCAAGAAAGTTCATTGGCCAGCAATCGTGCATGAATTGCTTTGGTTTATCAGTGGAGATACCAACATCAAGTATCTGGTTGATAATAATGTTCGTATTTGGAATGAATGGGCATTTTCTCGTTATCAGAAAGTCAAACCAAGATTGGGTGGATTAATGTTAGCAGATGAATTATTGTTGTCTAATCAAGAAAAACGAGTATTGGCTTCCAAGTTAGAACCAGATGATTTTGATGTGGTTGATAGTATCAAGAAATCAATACAGGAAAAACAAAATAAATTCATTGACCGAATCAAAAATGATGTTGAATTTGCTAAGGAATGGGGTGAGCTTGGTGAAGGAACTTATGGTGGAATGTGGCGGGATTTTCCATTTTTTACAATTGTTGATAAAACCGATCCATCAACGATGCCAAAATTCAAATCTTTAGGAACAAAGGGAACGTATTGTGGAGATGAACCATTAACTTTTCTAGGAAGAATTGATCAAATTACAAAAGTTCTTGAAAAGTTAAAGAACAATCCAGATGATCGTCGTATGATTGTGAGTGCATGGCATCCACACTGGGTAGATCATTGCGCATTGCCACCCTGTCATTGTCTTTTCCACTTTCATACAGAAGAATTGACTTTGGAAGAACGAATTGATATTTTACAGAAACAAGTTGGTCCTGTAAATCTTCCTAAATCTGATGTGTGGATCATTCAAAAACTGAACGAGGACAATATTCCAACTCGTCGTTTGAATTGTTTGTTATACCAAAGATCCGTGGACACTGCACTTGGAAAGCCATTTAATATTGCAAGTTATGCGCTGTTAACTGCTATGATTGCGCAAACTGTTAATATGGTTCCAGGTATGTTTACGCATTCAATGGGTGATACGCATATTTATGTAAATCACATTGACGGATTGAAGTTACAATTAACTAGAGAACCAAAGAAACTACCTAGAGTTTGGTTGAATCCAGAAGTTAAATCACTGTTTGATTTCAAGTATGATGATATCAAACTATTAGATTATGAGTTTCATCCAACAATTAAGTTTGATGTAGCTGTATGAAAAAACAGACCAAGAAAGAAAAAGAAGAGATAAAGATGAAGTTGGCTTATTTTGACCGACTTGTAAAACAAACCCGTGAACTAATTAAACAAGGTTATACTGTACCAGACTTAAGCAGTTTGGTACTTCCAAGCAGATGAAATACAAATATAGTGTTAGAATACATAATGTATCTACTACCGAAGAATTGGAAACTATAATGAACGAATATGGTTCAAAAGGTATTCGTGTCATTAAAGCAGATTTCTTAGGTTCTAAACTAGTTAATTGTAGACAACAAGCTAGATATACTCTATACTTAGAAGAGAAAATTAAAAAATGATAACAAATTACAATTTATTTCTGGATGATGTTAGGCTCCCCAATCATGTAACGTGGGTAGATTTGCCTGCTAATCAGCACTATAGTCTTGTAAGAAACTATCAAGAGTTTGTTGATCTAATTACACTCAGAGGAATTCCTAAGTTTGTAACCTACGATCATGATCTTGCAGATAAACATTATGGTCATGGTTTAAAAAATGATGATATTCCATATGATCAATATGCAGAAAAGACTGGATATGATTGTGCTAAGTGGTTAGTTGATTATTGTATGAAGAAGGGTGTGAAACATCCTCCATATCAAGTACATAGTATGAATCCCGTGGGTAAACAAAATATTATTAGTTATGTGGAATCGTATAACAAAACTGTTTAAAGACATTGCTATTTGGTGTGCATTAATCTTTTTGTTTTATTTATCTATTTCAAGTGTTGTCTTTGCACTTAGACATCCTTGGGCTACTAGAACAGAGCAAATGATTCATATTGGTGACGCTTTAATGTTTAATAAGGTATCTTACAAAGAAATGAGAGGTATGTATGAAGAGCGCTGATAATGTAATTGAATTAACCGAATCAGATATCAAAAAGTATACCAAGTTAAAAGATGGTAGTAAGATTGAACCAAATGACTTGATTCATGTATATGATAACTTTTATGCTAAGTTAAGTAAAGGTAGTGTAGTTTGCAAAGAAGTTGTTAATAAAAACAATACGATATTGAGAAAAAAATGACCCAATTATTATTAGGAGTATCAATACTAATAGTAGTGTATATAGTTGGTTGGCACCAATTATATGGTCAGTTTATTCATAACTTCTATAAGAAGTACGAATTGTGGTTAATATGGTTGAGCGTGCCCAATACATTGTTATCAATTTATGCAACTAGATTGTTGACCGAGTATTTTAATGGTAAAATGTGGCCAAACAGAATATTCACATTTAGTATTGGTATCATTATGTTCACCATATTAACCACTATTTATTTCAATGAACGGTTAAGCCTCAAGACTCTAGTATTAATTGGGTTATGTGGTTTAATTGTTGCATTACAAGTTTTGTGGAAATAAATTATGAATAATAAAATTGAAAAATTACCCAATGGAGATTTTAAAGTAACATCTGAAATGGACGAATGTATTGTTTGTGGGGTTGATACAAATGAACCCAAAGACAAACATGTTGACTATCGTTATAACTATGTAGAAGGTGCAGGACAACTTTGCAGTAAATGTGCTGAAAAATATGAATGAACTAATTAAACCAAATGCTTTTGTATTTAAAGCATTTATTGATGGCGAAACCAGAGTATGTGTATGTCCACGAATCGACAATAAATGGAGTGAACGAGATATCGTTTATGTTCATAACTACGATGGAGCATTTGATGATGTGCTTCATGACAAAAATTTCAGTGTCCTATTTGTAGGATATGAAAAAACCGATGATACAACCGGAGCATTTACTTTGAAAAATGTAAATTCTCAGTATCTCAAAAGTGACACATCAATCGCTTCTGAGATGTATGCAAATAATTCGTTTTTTGAAACAATAGAGGAAGGATATCAATTATTTTATGAGCAACCAGAATCAAGCCGGTAAAGGTTCAAAACAAAGACCAACTAATAAAAAAGAATACGATAAAAACTTTGATAGAATCTTTGGTAAAAAGAAATCCAAATCAACTGAGAAGTGAAAAAAGTAATTCTTTCCAAAATAGAATATGAGTTTTTAGTGGAATGTTTGGAGAAACTAGAGAAACTAGAGAAACAAACAGATAATTCTCTAGCAGATCCCAAATGGTCTGAAAAACTAGATACAACTCAAAGACTATATGAGTTGGAAATGGAATACTATAAAATTAAAAAATACGGAGAACCATCTACCAAATATGATATGGTAAGATGGTTACTCACCAAAGTCAAAAGCAAAACACTTGACTTTTAATCAGTTACATGTTAACATAGGTTATGTTAAATTTTAAGTCAGATAAAAAGAAGATCGTCATTGTTGCTGACCCACACAATGACATAAATAAACTTGACAAAATCCTCACAAAAGAAGATGCTGATATCAACATCTGTCTGGGTGATTGGTATGATAGCTTTGTATATGATGATCCAATTCATTACGAAGCTACTACAAAATATCTAAGAGACAAGTTTCTACCCAATCCAAAGAACTATACTCTATTTGGTAACCACGATATTCATTATCTATATTACAACAATAGTGCGATGTGTAGTGGTTATGAAGAATGGAAGTATAGAACTATTGACGAAGTGTTAGGTAAAGATCGTGCATCTGTTCGTAATAAGTTTCACTGGTTTATTGTTTTGGATGATATTCTATTAACCCACGCCGGATTGGATAGTAGAATATTGCCTCCACAAATTAAAACCAACGACGATATATTTAATTATCTTGACGATCAATCAAAACAAGTATCTTCCAAGTTGCTTTCAAATGATCTTCATTGGTTTTATCAAGTTGGACGTAGCAGAGGTGGTATGAATAAAGCCGGTGGCATTGTTTGGTGTGATTTTGATGATGAGTTTAGTCCTATTGATGATTTGAAACAAATTGTGGGTCATACTAGTCAATGGGAAACTGGTAGAGCTAAACAACACAATAGTGAAGGATACATTAATATTACAGATGCAAATAACATTTGTATTGATTGTCATCTTAATCAGTATATTACTATTGCAAATGGTAAGATTGAACTGAAAGATTACGCAGATCTTTAAAGATTGATTTGTAACAAATTGTGGAGGGATGTTACGTAATGGTGACATCCCTTTACTTTTGCGTTTGTCATGATATTTTATAAAGTATGAATGATCTTCAAATAACTTGTAACTATTGTGATATGCCCGCTAAATTAAAGCGTGACAAGATTTACATGCAATGTCATTGTTGTGATGATCGTCGTATCATTGATCTTCGTGAGTATCTTTTAGAAGATAAACATCATGATTATTTATATTCTATGTTCAGTGAAGAATATGAATTCTATGACGAAAAGTGTTTGACTAAGTAAATATTCGTGTTATTGTCCAGTAATGGACATCAAGCAAATCAACGAAAGCTTAGAGAAGGCAGAAGCTACTGCGTTACAACCTTGGTACAGAACCAATAAATATGGTGATTGGATTTTGGACCATATTGCTTATGGATGGCGTATATACTATAAGTATTATGATCTAAAACGTTGGGTTATTAGTACCTATCAACGTATGCGTTATGGTGTAAGTGATAGTGAATGTTGGAGTTTGGATTATACACTCACAAAATTTATTCTTCCCAGACTAAAGCATTTCAAAAAAATCAATATTCATACACACCCCCCACAGATCACACCTGAACGTTGGGAAGAAATTTTGGATGAATTGATTTGGACATTTGAATATATGGAGGATGAAGAAAAGTTCAATCCAATGCCTATGGTTTTGTATGAACGTCTTGGTAATATGGATGATTATTTTAAAAACGTCGAACGTGAAAAAACACCAGAACAAAAACAAGCTTGGGAACAATATTTAAAGAAAAATGAAGAATTGGAAGAACGTCGTAAAAAGGGAATGTTGTTGTTTGCTGAATACTATCAGCAATTATGGGATTGACGGTTGACTTGTTATAAAGTGTGTGGTAAATTGAACATATGAAGATTGACATTCAAAAGGTTGACCTCACCCAATTTATGGTGCATGAACATTCACTTAATGGTGAAATTGTTTATTTGATTCAACCTCAACATATCGGCACTAAGTGGACTCAAGACAACAAGCACATGCGTAGTGTGGTTGTGAATTATGCCGGTGAAGTTATCAGTGCAGGTTTTCCTAAGTTTACCAACTGGGGGGAGAATCCTGATCACTTTCCTGTTCCTAATTCATTGAAGCATTGCACCGTGGTTGAAAAGCTTGATGGTTCATTGTTGATTGTTAGCAAGTATAATGGTCAATATATTCTGCGTACCCGTGGAACTGTTGATGCTTCTACTATGGCTAATGGTCACGAACTTGAAATTTTCAAGAACACTATTTTGTCCAAGTTGGCTGATAACAATGATACTTGGGATTATTCAGTGCTTTTTGAGTGGTTGTCTCCTATCAACAAGATTGTTTTGAACTATGGTGATGAACCTTCTTGGAGATTGATTGGATTTATTAACCACATCAACTATTCACTTGCACAACAAGATATGTTGGACGCTATGGCTAAGAAGTATGGATTTGATCGTCCTCCTACTTATACTTTTTCTGATGTTCAAGATCTGTTAAAGGATGTTGACCAATGGAGAGGTAAGGAAGGTGTGGTTGTTTATTCAAAGAATGACCAAATGCTTCACAAGGTAAAGGCTATGGATTATCTGATTAAACACAGATTTAAGTCTGAGGCTACTTTGGAAAATACTTTAGATTTGTATTTTAATTATGATAAACCATCATATCAAGAGTTTGCATCTAAGTTGACTGAAACTTTTGATTATGAGTGTTTTGAAATGGTAAGAGGATATGCGTCTCAAGTATGTGATGCTTCTAAAGAAGTAAACAAAATTGTTGACGGATTTAAATCATTCATTGATAATCAATTAAAATCATTATCAACCCGTAAAGAACAAGCTCAAAAGGTAATATCATCATATTCAGAATCTAATAGATCCTCAATGATATTCTCATTGCTTGATGGTAAGAACCTAACTACGGATCAACAAAAAAAGTTGTTCTGGCAAGTATTGAAAAAATAACATAAAGTAAAAAGAGTTTGGTATTTGACAATGACCATACATATTTATTATGTATGGTCATTTATATTACTACTAATCTAATCAATGGAAAATTCTACATAGGAAAAGATGTCACAAATAATCCATCTTATTTAGGATCTGGTTTACTATTAAAAAAAGCAATACGGAGATATGGTATCAATAATTTTAAAAAAGAAATATTAGAGATATGTGACTCACAAGAATTATTGTGTGAAAGAGAAAAATATTGGATTAATAAATTTAAATCAACGGATAGAAAAATAGGGTATAATATTGCAGAAGGTGGAACTGGTGGTGATACTTTTACAAATTTATCAGAAACAAAAAAACAAATAGTTCTTAAAAAACGAGAATCATCTATGCGTGAAATCCGTAAAACCAAAGAATACCGTGATAAATTGAGCAAAAGAACTAAAGATATGTGGATGGATGATTCCCACAAAGAAAAAATATCCACTAAGATGAAAGGTAGGAAAATAGACTGGGCTGATAAAATATCAAATTCTATAAAAGAATGGCATAAAACTAATCCAATATCAGATGAATCAAGAAAAAGATCATCTGAAAAAGTTAGTAAAAAAATGAAAGGTTATGAGTTTGTTACGATTCCAGAAAATATTCAAAATGAAATCATAAATCTGTATCAAAGTTATGGTCCAAAGTTGATTGCGAGTAAAATAACGGAAACTGGGTATCCCATTAGTAATTATATAGTCACACGGTTTTTGAAAAAATCGGGTTTATATAAAAAATGGCAAAAAGGGATAGGTAATAAAGAACAAAAAAATTCTTCTATATCAAGACGGGGTAAACTTAATCCAATGTGGAAGAACTAAAACGATACCCCCACTATTAATTTAGTGGGGTTTATTTTTTGTTTCTATTTATAAACATATGATTATAGACTGGGCAATACACTACCAACAAAATAAACATTTACCATTGAATAAAATAATGGAGTCATACAACAGACTTTTGTTAGAATATCAAGAACAACTAAATTTAATAACACAACAAAGTTCACCAGTTGGAGCTGGACCAGGCGGTCAAGATACATCTACCGGTGAACCAGTATCAACATATGGTGTGATGAATTTTAATGGATCTGCATTTGCTATAGTACCTCCTGATGAAACAATGCGATTTGGTACTAGTCCATTTACAATTGAATGTTGGATAAATTTCAGTGCAAATCCTGCTTCATCCGGTTATTATTTCATAGAACCTACATCAGGAATTCTATATGGTATTGGTAATTACGGTGGATATTTTTCTTGGTTTAGATCTGGAGCTGCCCCAACATCATTTACTGATTGGACACTCAATCAAGCTGGATCTGGTAATATTTTATCATTATCTACTTGGTACCATATAGCAGTAACTAGAGACGATACAAATACAATTAGATTTTATGTAAACGGTACTGCTTCTACAACGACTGCTAATGATCCAAATAATTATTTACCATCAACAAATGGATTAAGAATTGGTAGTACATATAGTCAAGGTTTGAACGGTAAGATTTCAAATTTCAGAGTAATAAATGGTACTGCACTTTATACAGGATCATCATTTGTTGTTCCATCCCTACCTCTAACAGATGTAACAAATACCGTTTTATTAATGAAATCTGTAACAAATGCAACTGTTGTATCAGATTCAAGCACCTATGCCAAGTCAATTACAAATACATCAGTTACTTGGACAGATGGACCAATAGTTTATCCATAAAATACTTTAACACTAACCCCACTATTAATTTAGTGGGGTTTTTACTTTAATGTAACTAATTATATACAAGAGTTTGATATTTAAATTATATGAACATACTAAAAAAGTTTTTTAAGATGGTTTTTGGTAATAACGATAATAACGAGTGTTATGATTTAGTGTTATTGAAAGCTGTTTTAGATAGTAACAAACAACAAATTGAAAGGTTAAACGAAATTATGGCTGCAATTAATAATCTACAAGACGCATTGGCACGTTTGAGTGCTGCAACTGATAGTGCTGTAACAGTATTGAACACTCCACATCCAAGTGAAGAAGCAATTCAAGCTGCTGCTGACTTGGTAAATGCACAAGCTGCTCGTTTGGAAGCTGCTAGTGACAATGATCCAACAACCACTGCCTAATTCACATATTAGTTGAATATGCAAACCCCACTATTAATTTAGTGGGGTTATTTGTTTATTAGTTCTTCTTTGGTTTACTTGGTCTATCACCATCTTTTGATGGACCATCATATTTTGGACCTCTTGGACCGCCTGGTGGTGGACCAAAACTTCTCATTAATTTACGATCATCATCACTGACCTTGGTACGTTCTTCTTTGTCCAACTTACCATCTTTGTTTGTGTCATATTTAGCAATCAAAGCAGTACGTTGATTCTTTTGTTCCTCTGTCAACTTTGGACGAGGAGGACGATTGCCTGGAGGTGGACCTTTTGGACCTTCTTGAGCATTTAGAGATAATGCTGCGGTTAATACTAATAGATATTTTAACATATATTTCCTTTGTTTACGTAACCACCATTGATTACATTACATATATACCATATCAACCACCCCAAATAAACATCTTTTACTTCCTCTTTACAATTTTCTCTTGACTTTATAAAGTGTTGAGTTAAGATGTAGATATGAATAACACAATTTATATTGCCGTTGGCTTGCCTGGAAGTGGTAAGTCAACTTATGCAAAGAACTTTATTAAAGACAAAGACATTGAATATCTAAGTAGTGATGAACTACGTGCTGTATATGGCAAAGATGAGACTGACCAATCAGTAACATCAATTGTCTTTGGCCATATCAAAAGAAAGGTTGACGAATTTCTAAAAGATGGTAAAAATGTATTGGTTGATGCAACCAGCGTAAATCGTAGAGAACGAGCAGACTACATCAACGCCGCAAAGAAGTATGGCGCAAAAGTAGTTGCTCTTGTATTCAAGATGGATCGTGCTGGATTAATTGCAAGAAATCAAAAACGAGGCAGTGAAGGTGGTAGAGTTGTACCTGACTGGGTTATTGACAAGATGTTGGCAAAGTATGAAGAACCTTCTACAAGTGAAGGTATTGATGAGGTAATTTATGTTTGAAAGACCGCTGAAACTTACGCATAATGATAATCACCGAGTGTATTTCACTAGTGATACTCATTTTAACCATGATAAGCCTTTTATCTACGAAGCTCGTGGATACAAGAATCGTGTCGAACACAACGATGCTTTGATTGCAAAGATCAATGAAGTGGTACGTCCAGAAGATACACTAATTCATCTAGGTGATTTTTGTTTGAATATTACCCCGCCTGAATTCAATGAAATTCTAGCACGAATCAATTGTCAAAACATTGCTTATATTTGGGGCAATCATAACAGCTGTATTCGTAAGCATTATGAAGATGCTGTTGCTGGTCATTTGAATTTGGTTAGATTCACTGGTAATAGTCCTAATGATGGCATTGAAGTGTATCCATATGCAATTGGTAAACTAACTTATCTGGGTTATTATAAGGAACTAATTGTAAATGGTCATATGATTGTTATTCATCATTACCCACATCAAATCTTTAACCAAATGCAAAAGGGTGCTTGGCAGTTGAGTGGTCATAGTCACTACACCAATCCAACCACTCAGGTAGATTATCCAGACAATAAAATTCTGGATGTTGGATGGGATGGTCATGGTAAGCCATTGTCTTTTCCAGAAATTCAAAAGATTATGATGAATAAAAATCATGTCAAGCATGATAAACATCATTAAAAATACAAATCCCCTCCGTAAAAAGAGGGGATTTTTTGTTGACTTGTTATAAAACCTGTGGTAGATTGAGTTTGTTATGTCAAAGCCATATATTCACGCTCAAAGTTCCGTCCGTAAATTCGGCGGTCAGCCACAGGATTATGAACCTATTCACGCCTTTATGGATTGTAGTAAAGGCGCAATTGCGGATAACCGACATCGTGCTCTAACACACAATAGTTGGTTTCTTAGTAATATTTTGGAACGGATAAAGTTTGCCAATAGTGGTCCAGAAACCAGTGATCATCGTTTTCCTACTATTATTAATAGTGATGGACGTAGTGTAAGTGTGCGGGATATTGGTGAACAACATTGTTTGGAAGACTTTGCTAATAAGTTTATTCCTTCAGCCCAAGACTATCTGGCTGAAATGGAGTTCAAGAGTTGGATGCAGAATGGCATTTCACATCCTCCCAGCTTTGTGAAGATTGATGAAGGTCGTAAATCCCGTGCTAAAAATGGTTTGACTTCTAAAACTTTCGGTGGTAGTATTAAAAATGTAATTGGAGACTAATAAAACAAAACAAAACATATGAAAGAATCACTTAAGAAAATTGAAGAGCTAAAGAATCAACTCAACGCAGTTAAGTCAGAACTCCAGAAGGAGTTTAAGGCTGAACTAAAGAAGATCTTTGTGGATAATCCTACACTGGACAGCGTTGAGATGTATATTAATAACCACGAATTTAATGATGGTGGCGCAACCTCATTCTATATTGGATATGAAGATCTCAAGATTGTAGTAGAAGGCGAAGAAGTTGAACGTGAGTGGGATAATAAAACGAAAGAATACGTGGAAAATCCACTGCTTGAATCATTGATTGAACTGTTTGGTGATGTTCAGTGTATCCACGAAGACCTATATGGTGATGAATATGAACATCTGTCTATTACCCGTGAGGACGTTCTAAAGTATTAATATATGAGTACATATCGTAGAGCAACATTACAGGATCTAGCCAAACTTGGTTACGTTCCTAATACTGAAAAGTATTATAAACACATTACGTTTGCCAAGAAGTATTATCCACCTGAAGCAACCACAATGGTTATGGTAGTTCATAGTGAGTATAATGATAGTACCTATGATAATAGTTTTCAGTATATCATTGTATATGACAAGGATGGCAATGAACTTCCTCCACTAAAGAAGACTGCCAAGGAATGTCGTGAAAATTGGAATATTGATAATCTGCCTATTCCAAACACAAGCCATGGTCATTATGGTGCATCTGAATCAGATGAACCTTTGGATGATGTAGTTATTCCATTGACTATTGATGTACCAGAATTTTATATCAAGGAAAATTAATATATGTTTAGTAATTATAATATTTGGAAGTATTGCGCAAAGTATTTCTTTTTGACGACATTGGGTGCATACATTTTTAATTTGTCTGCATCAATGATTAATCAAAAGAGTGACGTTGCAAATCTTGCGGGGTCCGCACTTTTTGCTGGACTTTTTATCAGCACTCTGGTAATCTTAAAAAGTGATGTGACCAAGTTGGTCAAGAAACTAGAAGAAAATAAAAACAAAGAAAATAAAAACAAAGAAAATGAATAAGAAGCTCGTTAGTGTAATCGCCGGTATCGTCGCCATTGCATCCTTCACTGGTTGTGATAGGGTTGAGCCTGGTTATGTTGGTATCAAGGTAAATCAGTGGGGTAGCCAAAAGGGAGTCAATGATTTCCCCTTGGTTACTGGTGGTGTGTTCTACAACCCCATCACTGAAGACATCTATAAGTTCCCTACCTTCATGCAGAATGCTGTGTGGGATCGTGAACGTGGTAGCAAGGAAAGTCCTGGCGATGACAGTGTGACCTTCAACAGCATCGAAGGTGCGGTAGTTAATGCTGATATCGCTCTTGCTTATACTTTCGTAGCCGAGAAGGTTCCTCAGATCTTTGTTGAGTTTCGTCAGTCGCCTGATGTTATTACTCATGGATTCATGAGGAACGAGGTGAATAACGCATTCAATCGTGTTGCTAGTACTATGAAGGCTAGTGACATCTTTGGTGAGAGGAAGCAGTATCTTCTTGACAATGTTAAGAGCAATCTTAACGTCCAACTTGGACCCAAGGGATTTAGGTTTGAGTTGATCAGCTTCCATGGCGGCCTCCGTGTTGATCAAAGTGTTCAGACTCGTATCAATGCTGTACTAGAGGCGAGTCAGAAGGCTATTGAGGCTGAAACCAAGGTTCGTCAGAGTAAGGCTGAAGCGGATCAGGTGATTGAGAAAGCTCGTGGTGAGAAGGAAAGTAACATTGCCAAGGCGGAGGGTGAGGCAAAGAGTATTGCTCTTAAGGCAGAGGCTCAATCCAAAGCTAATCTAGTGTTGGCTCAGTCTCTAACTCCGGCACTGGTTCAATATGAAGCGCTTCAGAGGTGGGATGGTAAGTTGCCAGTGTATAATGGTGGAGGAGTGGTTCCGTTCGTTAACATTGGAAATACCAACCGATAAGTAAAATAAGTATAAGAACCCGCTAGAGAAATCTGGCGGGTTTTTTGTTGACTTTGTTTAAACTACGTGGTAGAGTTAAGGAGTAATGAATATCGTAGATTATATTGTAAAGAATTGGGACACTCTTCCTAAGAGCAAGTTTGATGATGACCACATCGTAATTTTCAAGGAGATTGAGAATTGGGATGGCGGTTACGGTCACCACTCTTATGAGGGTATTGGTGTTGACAAGGATGGTAACGTCACTTGGTGTTACAGCTCTGGTTGTAGCTGTAGTGGTGGACCCTCGCTTGATACCAAGAAGGACTTGAAGGTGTTTGTTGTAAATGATGGAATTGATTTGAATGTAGATCCGTCTACTATTAATTTTAATTCACTTCAGGTTGAGTTTAATTCTTACTGATAGAAAGGATACAAATGAATACAGATCGTAAATTGGCTAGTGTGGTTAAGATTGCTGACATTCAACCTATTGTTGGTGCTGATGCCATTATGGTGGCTAGTGTCAAGGGTTGGAAGGTTGTGGTGAAGAAGGATGAATACAAGGTAGGTGATTTGGCTGTTTATTACGAAATTGACAGCTTTTTGCCTATTCGTCCTCAATTTGAATTTCTACGCAAGAGTAGCTTCAAGCGTATGGGTTCTAGTGAGGGATTTCGTCTCAAGACCATTAGGCTTCGTGGTCAAATTAGTCAGGGTCTATTGACTCCAATTCCTGAAGGTATTAGTAATCCAAAGGAAGGTGATGATTTGACTGAGGCTCTTGATATTGTCAAGTATGAACCTCCTATTCCCGCTCAATTGGCTGGCAAGATCAAGGGAACTTTCCCTAGCTTTATTCCAAAGACTGATGAAATTCGTATTCAGAACTTTGAGAGTGAAGTTGGATTTAGTCCAGTTGGTGAACGTGCTTATGTAACTGAAAAGTTGGATGGTACTAGTTTCACTTGTTACTTCAACAACGGAGTGTTTGGAGTTTGTGGTCGTAATTGGGAGTTGTCTGAAACTGATGACAATTCACTATGGCGTATGGCCAAGATGCTTGAGTTGAAGGAAAAGATGACCAAGCTTGGCAAGAATATTGCTTTACAGGGAGAACTAATTGGTGCTGGTATCAATGGTAATTTGTATGGAATGAGCGACCACAAGTTGTACTTCTTTACTGGTTATGACATTGATAAGGGTCGCCGTATGTTCTTTGATGAACTTGAGTGGGTATTGTTTGGTTTGCAATTGCAGATGGTGCCTGTACTTGAAAAGTATGGGTTTGTGATTCCAAATGAAAACAATATTGTTGACTATATGTTGAAGTATGCTGAAGGTAAGAGTGTATTGAACATGGAAGTTGATAGGGAAGGTGTAGTTGTACGTGGCCTTGAAAGGGAGTTTAGTTTCAAGGCTATTAGCAATACGTATCTTCTTGGAAGTAAGGACTGATTAAAAGGGAGGTATGTAATAGTACCTCCCTTATTTTTTATGAAAAAGTATAGTATTAAGACAAATGATATTGGTATGTGTATGAGTGTAGGTTGTGATTTTTATCAAACTTGCAGTCATAATAGTGTAAATATGTTTTACAAAACCAAGCGAAAGTTTGAACCGATGATTGACGAAACCGTATGTTTGAGTTATAGTAGTGGAAAGAATAGTAAAGACTACCCAGACAATTGTTATCCCAACGTATTAAAGAAAATTTATGAGTATCAATCTTGATGTTAAATTTGTAGAACTTCAACAAGTACCTACGATGAAACTAGAAAAGACCACGTTAAATTTGTTTTTAAAGCATTTGCCTACGGCAAGTATGTTGGAGTATTTGATTGAGTTATTGCCTAAGTGTACTGAAAATGGTCCATGGATTGCTGGTGGATCTTTACATAGAACTTATCGTAAGATACCATTAACAAATGCTGACGTAGATGTGTTTTTTAAAAATAAAGAACAATTTGAACAATTTGTAGCTGCAATCAGTTTAAGAAGTCTTTTTTCCAATTATAAGATTGAATCTACTATATACAGCGAGTGGCATTGTACACTTACGATTAAGTATATGGATGTTGACTGGAAGATTCAGTGTGTAACATTCAAGTATTTTGATAACATTGAAGAACTATTTAAGTCATTTGATATTAATGTGTGTCGTATTGCTTATGATGGTAATAATGTTGTTTATGAAGATGGTATCTTAAATGATATTAAGACTAATAAGTTGAGGTTTAACCAAGGTAGTATTTATTATCCAAGTGTTACACTGAAAAGATTGGTTAAGTACGTTAAGATGGGTTATGATGTTGAAGATGTTGATCTTAAGTTATTGACCCACGCTTTTTATAAGTCCAAGAAGAAGGCTATTGATATTCTGGATCAAGATTTGGTTACCAAAAAACCAATTGACACATATAAAGGTTTGAAGTAGATTTAATTGTATAAAAAATACTTATTAGTAGATTTATGAAAACTGATAAGAAAATTGTAGAACAATCCGAGTTAATTGCGACACGTATGCCTCCAGGCGATAGATGGTTATTGAAAAATGACCCACGTAAAATTGTATATAACTCATTAACCGAAGCATTGGAAGGTTATTTCATGGAAACCAAATTCAAAGGCGAATATCGTCTTGCTCCATTGGATAGCAAGTTATATGCTATTAAAGTGATTGAAGAAGAAGTTGTGCCTGAAGCACCAAAGACCTTTAACATTTATGGAGATCCCATTTAATGAACAAGACTGATAAAATTTATATTGCCGGTCACAATGGATTGGTTGGATCAAGTCTTGTTAGGTTATTAACCAAGCTGGGTTATACAAATATTATAACCCGTACACGTAGTGAATTGGATTTGACCAATCAATCTGATGTAAGTAACTTCTTTGAAAGTGTCAAACCAGATTATGTGTTTTTGGCTGCGGCTAAAGTTGGTGGTATCAATTACAACAAAACATATCCTGCGGATTTTATTTATGATAATCTGCAGATACAAAACAATATTATTCACAACAGCTATGTACACAAAATAAAGAAGTTGTTGTTTTTGGGTAGCAGTTGTATTTACCCCAAGGAAAATCCACTACCAATCAATGAAAATAGATTGTTGTGTGCGCCACTAGAACCAACCAATGAAGCATATGCTTTGGCAAAGATTGTTGGATTAAAGATGTGTGAGTATTATAAGAAACAATATGGTTGCAACTTTATATCAGTTATGCCATGTAATCTATATGGACCCAATGATTGTTTTGACTTGGAAAAAAGTCATGTCATTAGTGCTTTGTTAAAGAAGTTTGATACAGCCAAAAACAACAATACCAAAGAAATTGTTATGTGGGGTACTGGTGCTGCCAAACGTGAGTTTTTGTATGTAGACGATTTGGCCGAAGCATTGGTATATTTAATGAACACCTACGAGGGTGATTTCGTTAATATAGGAAGCGGTACCGAGATCAGCATGGGTGAATTGTACCAAGAGGTATCAAACACCGTAATGTATAGCGGCAAACTTGTTTTTGACACATCTAAACCAGATGGTACGATCTCAAAAGTTATGGATGTCAACAAGATACTAAGTTTGGGATGGAAACCCAAGACCAACATACGAACTGGATTGAGGTTGACGTATGAGTGGTATTTGAACAATAAGAGCTAAAAAAAGAGGGATCCAATTAAGGATCCCTTTTTGATTTAACAATTGATTAGATGATGAGTGAAATTTTATAGTGAGACCGAACCAGCTGGACTAGCTTGTACGTCTGGTGGGTTCACCAAACTACCTTGTTGAGCTTGCTGAGCACGATTTCCAATTTCTTGGTTTAGAATACGCAAGTTTGATTGTGCTGCTTCCAAACGAGCTAGTTCATCATAAGCTAGGCTCTTTAGTTCAACTATTGTTAGGTCTGATAACTTCTTTTCCATATGTTTGTAACTTTCTTTAGTTATTGTTTTGTGGTTCTGCTACAACAGGTTCTGCATCTACAGCACCTTGTTGTTGACGTTTTGCGAGTTCTTGGTTAAGAACTCTTAAATTGTTGCTTGTGGTGTTGATTTTAACAACTTCATCATAAGCAAGAGCTTTTAATTCGTTGATGTTGAATTGTGATAGATTTACTTGATTTTGTTCCATAGGTTATAACTTGTGTTTATTTGTTTAAATTGAACCTGAAACTGTTAGTTGTACTATGTTACTTGGCATTGATCCACCATCGTTGAATACGTTAACGCTATAATTATTGGTGTCACTAACAGATGCACTTACGATTGTAAATGATGTTGAAGTTTGACCTTCAACTGCTGTGCTGTTTCTGTACCATTGATATGATAGAGGTAAGCTACCAGTTGCTTCAACATTAAAAGTATAATCACTACCAACGGCGATTGTTGCACCAACTGGTTGAACTACGATGGTTGGTGGTACTGGTGCCCAAGGTAGAGGAGGTGAAATTACTGGAGGATCAATTTGTGTATAAATTGCATTTGCAGCGGCTGTTTCGTAATTAGCCTTTTGTTGTGGTCCCATTGATTCAAATACCCAACCCAAAACTTGTGGTTGTGTTAGTTGGTTGTATGGGGTAAAGTTGCTACCACTATGATACATTACGCCGGTTGTACCATATACACGGCTATTGTAAGTACTTCCACTTAAACTGCCGGTTGCAACGGTCATATTACCTAGACAATCCCAGTGGACTGTAAATACAACGTCTGTTTCTTGATCATATTTTGGGTAACAATCTAGGTTTGTTACTTTCCATGTAATTGTTGGTACGTTTTCACTCATAATATCTTAATCTTGTTTCTCTAATAAATATGACAACAAATCGATAAATTGTTAATTATATTTTTGTGTTTTATATATATCAAGCAAATGAATATATTGTTTTGTTTACCTGGTTCTGAGTATAGTGGTCGATTCTTGACTTGTTGGACAAATTTGTTGGTTCATTGTTTAAATAAAAATTATAAAGTTAATGTAGCACAAAGATCTCATGATGATTGTTATAATATAAGAAACTTGTGTTTAGGTGGACCCAATCAAAAACCTTTTGGTGGTAAAGTTGATTATGACTATATAATGTGGATAGACAATAATATTTTATTTACCCCAGATCAATTTGAACAATTATTGGATCATGATACTAACATAGTTAGTGGAATATATTTATCCGATGATGGAAAATCATATTCAACAATTCAGTACTGGGACGAAGACTTTTACAAAAAAAATGGTTACTTTAAACTCATGACTATAGATGAGGTTAAAGATATGAAAAGTCAATATGGAACATTTCCTGTGGTAGCCACATCTTTGGGATTTATGCTTGTTAAAAATGGAGTATTTGAAAGCATGACGTATCCTTGGTTTAAACCTGAAATATTCGGTTTTAAAAGAATAAAATATTTGGCATCGGAGGATGTTTCGTGGTGTTTGTCCGCCGCAAAAGCTGGATATATGGTTACAATAGATCCAAGTATTGTTTTGAAAAGAGAAGTAGTTAGTCTTTTATAAAATAACTATTTACTACACTATCTCTTTTTTTCTGAAAGTATTCCATTAAACTTTGGTGTCGGTCTGACGCTTTAGAAAATGCTAAATCACATACTTCCTTTGGGGTTTTACCATTAACTTCTTCTAATGGTACCAACAAATCAATTGTTCCTGTTACATTTGTAACGTTGTCTTTTATTAAAAAACCAACAGATATTGATGTGTGAAAATCTGGTGGGTAAAGTTCATATCTAGATATTTTGTATTCTATATTGTCCATAATATTATCTATTCCAAAGTTGTATCCATCTAGTAGTTCCAGCAATAGATATTGGTAACCAACCATATAACGATGCGCCAGAAGATGACGAAGTTACAGCTACAGCACCATTATCTACACGAATTGCTGGATTGGTGTTGTCACCATTAATATGTAATCTGTTGGATGGATCTACTTTTATACCCATTCCAGTTGAAGTCATACGAACAATATCATCCGCTGTAGCATTAGATGTATAAAATGCTAGAACGTTATCATCGTTAGTACGCATGTACATCCACCACTTGCTAGAACCTCCTGTTTGTAGTTGAACACCACATTGGCCAGCGGCCGCTGATGTTCTATTTGCTAGGAAATATCTTGTAGTCAAATCAGCACTACTATCTCTGTATGCAATTGTATTTGCAGTAGCAGCTGTAGCAGGATTGTTGAATCCACTGATTGATGCGGCTGTACCTGTAACGTTTATAGTCCAGTTACCACTAGCACCATTGCCTGTCAAACTAGGAGAATAAGAGTTAAAGTTTGAACTATCCAACATTGTTCTCCAAGATCCAGCCGTACCCCAGTTGACTCTTAGATATAGTGGTGAAGTGTTAGCGTTACCAGCTACCAATTGATATCCATAATTGTCAGTGCCATCGGTATCACCATTTGTATAGTGAAATGATTGTAGTCCAACGAAATGTGTAAATCCAGCGCCTGGAGAATTACCTGGACTATCCCAGCTATCAATAAATCCACTTCCCCATGTAACCATAGTATTGAAGTTTGTATTACTCCAACCCATGACTCCTGTCCAATAATTGGTATCTGCGGTTGAAACACTTCTTGGTGTAGCATTTTTAAAAGTTAAACCAATTTGTTGTTTAAAGTCCGCAACACCTTTATAACGAACATAATCGTCATTTGAACAATAAATTTTATCAATACTTTGAGTATCAGGCATATCACCTGATGTTGTATTTATCCAACCAGCTTGAATATATCCATTAGCATCAGTTCTTACTATTTTGTTAGCTTCGTTGTTTCTTCCAGTGTGAACATCTAATCCATCCAACAAATCAGCATCCAATCCAGAACCAGATCCATCATTGTTGTTGTTCCAGAATCTATTCCAAACTCCTGGAGTTCCATTTGTGGTGGTTCTTGTATAAATGTCTCCAAGATTTCCGCCAGTCATTCTTACAGCAAGTGTGTTGCTATAGTATGTTACCGGATTACCATGGCCCATACGAATAGCATTATACCATTGTGTGTCTGGATTTAAAGTTGCATCTCCAGAAACTTGCCAATATTGCAATCTACTATCACCAACGTTTCCTGTGTCGGAAGTTATACATCCAGCATTTGTGGCGTTTGTTGCATTTGTGGCGGAGGTTGCACTTGTAGCACTTGTAGCACTTGTGGCTGTAGCAGCGTTACCTGTAATATTACCAGAGTTATCTAGAATTGTTGTACCTGCACTATTTCTGTAACCAGCAATTGTTTGTACAAAGCCAGTTGCCATTTCAACTCTTACTGTGACCGTGTTTGATGAAGAACCACCAACATTGCTTGCTATACCTCCAGAACCCTGTTTTGTAAAATCAATAGAATTTACTGGGTTGTTGTGCCAAATACCCCAATCAGTTGCTTGTTCTTTATAAATCCATGGAGAAGCTTCTCCACCAGATGGATTTACACTTCTCAAGAACACAGGATATGTGGTAGCACTAGCAGGTGTCATTCTAATACCTTCAGCATTAGCTGTTCCTGCCATTATGTGATTTGCACCATCTGCACTGGTTGTTACCGCAACAAATGTAGGACTATCACTAGTTCTTAAATTTTGATTTAAATTCCAAGCGTAAGGTTGATTGCTTGAATGCAAAATACGATATCTAAAATCTCCTACGCTCCATCCACCATAAACTAAATCATTTTCTGCGCCGCCTAAACCAAAATATGCAGCAAAGTCACCACCGATATGAAATGTCAAATATGCATCTGCTCCGGCAGTTGGTTGATAAAGTGTTAATGCTCTATTTCCATGGGTTACATTGTTTATAAATGTATTGGTTTCGTTGTATTGAGTATTTATTCCGGTGATTGTATTATTTGTAGTAAGACCAACGGCATATGATGTGTAATTACCAGCATGTAAAGCAACGTTGCTATTGATAGTAACTGATGAACCAAGAATACTTGTTAGATATGATGCTTGACCCAGAACAAATGGTCCACCATCATTTCTGATAGTTAAAGCATTTACTCCACCATCATCTGTTCTAGCTGATCCATTGACGAATATTACTAATTTATTTCCACCATCATTTGATGCACCCATTACATAGTTGTAAGATGCCGCTGTACAAGTATTACCATTGAATGAAAGTGTTGGTCCTGATGTACCTAATATTGAACCACCATTTACGTGTAATAATGCGGTTGGACTACTTGTGCCAATACCTACGTTACCATCATATGCAAACTTAACTATATCACCGCCATTTATTCTGAAGAAGATACCATTTGATGCGGTTGTATCAATTGCTGTAGCTGTTCCATATGCTTCAAATCTTGCGGTGTGAAGATTGTTTTGTGCTATGTATGTAACTCTATTTTCATTTTCATAGATATGCAATCTGGTTGATGGTGTTGTTGTACCTATACCAACATTACCTGCTGGTAATATAGTCATTTTAACTGATGGTGAACTTTGACTAGCAACTGCGGTTCTAAATGATAGAGTTCCGTTATAATTTCCACCATCTGTAGCTGATATATTAGCGGTTTCCCAAACATTTGAATTATTTGGATGGCCTGATCTAAATCTTATGTAGGCTTCTGATTGATCATATCTAGCTGAAACTGTTATTCCTGTTCCTGAAGTATTAACATTGCCAACTTCAAGTTGCGAAGTTGGGTTATTTGTGCCTATACCAACTTTATTGTTAATTACAACAAAATCATTTCTACCATATTGACCACCAACTATTCTGTCATCAGCAAATACTTCTAGTACAGGCAAACCAGCACTATTGTTTACACTCATCAAACTATCGTTGAGGTCATCTGTCACACTAAACAATGTACCACTGGTACCATCTGCTCTTAATAGTGTTGCACCGGCAGTTGTAGAATTGACTTGCAGTTTAGCAAGTGGAGATGTTGTACCGATGCCAACATTACCAGATGTATTTATGACAAGATAATCCCAGTTACCATTTGAACCTAAACTCAAAGCTCTACCGCTTTCACCTCTAATACCAAATCCTGTTCCACCACCCATAGATCCCCATGATATTAATCCTATAGAAGGACCAAATGCCATAGTGTCTCTAAATCCACTAGTTCCGTTTACATCTAGTTTAAAAACAGGACCTGTTGTGCCTATACCCACGTTACCATTTACATCGATAAGCATTCTGGTAGCTTGAGAACCAAATGCTGCGTTTTGAACATTGAAAACAATACCTTGATAACTGGAAATGTTTGTATAATTTGCACTGCCTAGTGTTCCAATACCTCCTCTAAACATACCATTATCACCGTATGTTCCCACTGAATTAGCATCATTACCCAAAGCGATTATTCCAGTTTGTTCATTAGCAGCTCCACCAACTCTCAATAAACCATATACATGTAACTTTCCGAGAGGAGTGGTTGTTCCAATGCCAATATTACCATTATTAATAATACGCATTGTTTCACTGGCGTTGACATTGAACGGCATCACATTAGATGCATTTAATACCAAATTACTTCCCATTCTGATTTGTGTATTAGCACTCGGACCTTGAATTGTACTTTCATCCGTTGAAAGAAGAATCGCTGCTACACCACCAGAGTTGCCTTGTACAATGTGTAATCTTCCAGTTGGATTATTTGTATTTATACCAACATAACCACTATTCTTAATACGCATTACTTCATTTCTGCTATTAACACCAGATGTTGTTCCTGTTTGGAATATATGGTCTTGATATGTTCCGTATATCAACGAGTCTGAACCAGTAGCAACGTCCCCTGTATAATTTCTAAATACTATATAACCACCATTATTATTATCTGTGAATACAAGCCCAGCGTATGTACCATTATCTGCGGTATTTATAAATGAAATATAACTGCTAGCATTTGAATCTATTTGTAAATTTGTACCTGCTATAGCTGTAGTTGTACCTGATGGTGTGGAAGCACGAATATTTAATAATGCGGCCGGTGAGGTTGTACCTATACCTATGTTTGCTGATGCTTGTAAACTTGCAAGCCTAAATATGCCATCCGCTGCTGGTATACCAGCTGCACTATAGTCACCCCAATTTAAAATACCATTTGCATTTACCCAGAGGCTATAAGAAACTCTGTTTGCCCAGTGGAAATTAATATTAGGACCATACTTATCAGCTGATTGAGCATTTCCTACCAAGTCTCTTTCTCTTATGCTTATTGGACTATTTTGCCAATCTTCATTGTCTGTTAAGTTTGTATAAGACACCAACATTCTGGTGCTTGTACCGCCACTAAATCCTATATCTCCAACCACTTGTAACTTATTAGCCGGAGCGGTTGAACCTATACCAACGTTACCACCACTTAATATTGTAAATAATGGTACTCCGGAGTGAATATGTTGAAATGCTTTACCACTATCAGTATAAGTGTACATTGCTCCGGCTAGAGCGCCATTGGAGGTATCAGACGTAGTATTTTTAAATAAGTAACCATAACTTGTACCATCATCCATTTGGATATATGAAAAAGCACCACCACCATTTATTCTCATCCACGGATTGCTAGCTCTATATATGGTAAGAGGCGCACCAGGACTTGATGTGCCTATACCAACATTACCTGTGCTTATTATACGCATTCTTTCAACACCATTGGTATAAAATCTTGTATTACCATGGGTGAAATTAGCATTATTTTTTGTTAATTGTCCTATTTCAAGACTTCCGCCGGCTGCACCATATGTTCCTGGTGTATAATAAATTCCAGCTTGAGCATCCCAATCCCAATTTGAACCTAAAATCAAACCATTTGTAGCATTGTTACCAATCATCCACAAATTGCCGTCATTATATCCCAATAAATCAAATCCTTGAAATCTGACACGTTCATAACCTTGTGTCAATTTAGCTACAACAACATTGCTTGATCCAGCTCCAATTTCAAATTTAAAATTAGGAACGGTTGTAGCTATGCCAACATTACCGGCATTGTCAATAGACATCTTTATGTCACCGGCAGATGATCTATTACCGCTAATATTGGCGGTATCATCTACACTATCATTGTAAAAATGTAGCGTTCCTCTACCATTTACAAGATGTCTTTCATAACCAATACCAGCTTTAATTGATCTTGTTTCGGATCCACTGGTTACATCAAATCCATATACTGGGATTGGACTATTGACATTTAAGTTGGTTGCTAAATAATTGAAAGTCAACGCATTTGATGAAAAGTAACTTTCTAATTTTGCAGTGGTTGTAGTCGTACCGATGCCTACATTACCTAGAGGTAAATTGAAACCCACACTAGATACACATACCGTGCTACTACCATTACCTGGATCTGTTTGGCCCAATGCACCAACGTTTACCCAAGTTGCACCTTCTACGATTTCAACAATATAGTGTGAACGATTTGTATATGGTGGTAGTGCTAAATATAAATCGTAAGCGGTAGCACTTGCACCAGCCGCATTGCCAACCCATTTTGGTGTAGGATTATAATCTGTATATCCTCTTGTATAGTACCAACTATTTCCAGCAAATCCATTTGCATCTACAGAACTTCCGTTAGATGTTTTGAAGAAAATATCTACGTAAAAATCTTGAGTATTAAGTGCATTAAATCCAGCGTGTATATATGCTCTTATATGAGCTGTATATCCACTCTGAGGAATTGTCAAAGTGCCAAGCTTTACAATTTGACCTGTACCACTTGTGTCTACTAAAATATAACTTTGTCCTTGAATTACACCACGCACATCCAATTTGGTATTTGGTGATGCACCTATGCCCATGTATCCAGAACTATTGATAGTAACGTAATTAGTTCCACCACCTCTGCTTCGGAATACATGATTGGTATTATCATAATAATTTGAAGCGTCACTTGCATTTCCCAAGTAAATAGCAACATTGCCTGCAGGTTCATATAGACCTGTGTAATTACCAGAAGAGTAAGCAAATGGTCTTCCTGATAAACCTATCGTTCCATTTACATCTAATTTATAAGCTGGACTACTTGAACCTATACCAACGTTGCCATCGCTTATTATACGCATTCTTTCTGATAAAGATCCGTTAGCAGATGTTGAAACTTTAAATACGCCATCATCTGTTCCGCCACCTGATGAAGTAATATCACCATCAATTGCTACTAGATTTCCTGTAGATGATTTGAATAAAATTCTATGACCACCATCCGATGCATTACTTAGTGTTAATGTTGATGAAGGTGTTGATGCAGCTGCTACGTTTGCAAATATTTCCAATTTAGCAGTCGATGTTGTTGTTCCTATACCTACGTTACCACCTGGCACGATTGCTATACCATTTATCCAAGATGTTTGTGCGACATTTGATACAAACATTTTGAATGTATTACCATATGCGCCTGGATAATATTCACCACTACCAGCGTTTACATAGCCTGTGGTATAGAAATAACTACCTACTTCTAACGCTGCTAATGTTTTAATCATTCCGGCATTACCTCTATAAAATCTAGCGGTTGTATCATCGCCGAATTGAATACCAAATGCAGAAGTTGTAGGACTACCAGTACCTAGTTGTAATAGTGTAGCTGGAGCAGTAGTACCTATACCAATACTACCATTGTATTGAATCACCATTCTTGGTGTATTGCCTGTGCCTGTGCCATAATAATGTGTCCAGAATCTTAGATTTTGACTATAGTTTCCACCATATGGAGCAGGAGCATTTACACTCTGTATATCCATTCCAGAAAATCCATCGGATGATATAACACCATTGTTGGTACCATATCCTATACCTCTAGTAGCTCCTTGTTCATACCCATTGGTAGTACCATCTAATAAAATACTTCCATTTAAATGTAATATTTGTCTAGGAGTGCTGGTGCCTATACCTAAGTTGCCATCAGCATTGATGCGCATTCTTTCACTCGTAGATACAGCACTTCCAATGGCAACCGTTTGTACTCCACCTATATACCAACGATGGGTTCCTCCATCTTGAACATAAGCGGATCTATATACATTTACACCGGTTGAACTTAAAAATGCGCCAGCAGATGTTGTTGATGGTGTAACTCCATATCCTAACACAGGACCACCACTGCTATATTCAGTACCAAGTATTGTTAAATTACCATCACCATAATAACCACCCATCATTATAGTACCGCTTGTAGATGTACCTGTACCAGTAGTTATATAACCACTTCTTACATCAAATTTTGTTAGTGGACTTGTTGTGCCTATACCAACACTACCACCATTCAAAAGTGTCATCAGGGTACTAGTATCATTGCCATTTATAAAGTTAAGTGCTGTTGTACCTGTGTATATGTAAGCATAAGTACCACCGCTACCGGCAAAGAATTTTTGTCCGCCGATAGAATGATATACGTTGGCTGCAAAATTTGAAGTTCCATTTACATCTAGTTTAGCAATTGGACTTGTTGTGCCTATACCTACATTACCATTGCCTTTTACAAATACGTGAACATTGCTAACTCCAGAGGCAGGTGTTGTACTTGACCCTATGTATAAACCATTATTACTATCGGAAGCAGAATAATCATAGTAAACAAGATGTATAGCTTCACCATATGTACCCGCAACTGCTCCTGTATATTCTTTGTATCCTATAAAAGCATTTCTACCATTATCAGTATATACAGAACCTTGCATATATCCACTTGATGCGCCACTTGTTCTGAATTCAAGATACTGATCTCCATTACTATCAATCAATATTGCAGTGCTGGCAAGTGGAGTTGTAACAGATGTTGGGGTACCGGTTGAAACGTGTAATTTGTTACTCGGACTTGTGGTACCTATACCCAGATTACCATCGGATTTAAAGTAAAACTTACTAGTAACAGTTTCAGATCCTAACACAGCGGCATTACCTGTTAAAATATTTAAATTTCCAGAATCGTTTCTAATATGAATTGGATATGCTGTGGTAGCAGTTGCTCCATCTGGTCTATATAAACGAATTCTTGGGTTATTACTACCATCGGTATCTACTATAAATGCTTCAGATTGTAACCAACTTGAATCGGGACGAACATCAAATTTTCCAACAGGGCCCGTTGTGCTTATACCAACATTACCAGTAGTATCAATTAATATTCTTGAGGCTGTACCTGTAACATCATAAATACTAAATCCACCACCAGCGCCTGAAGTTGGTAATGTAGAACCAACGTGGTATATTCTTCCGCTAGTACCAGTATTTTCAAATCTTATAACTGGACCATCAGAACTTGAACCAAGTAATCTTAAAGCAAATTGTGATGAACCATTATTGATATCAAGTTTATATGAAGGAGAAGTCGCACCGATACCAACATTGCCTGTTGTAGCAATTTGCATAAATTCGGTAGTGCCGCTATTGCTATAAAATCTTATTGGACCACCAGCACCACCATAACCGATATACATACCATCGTTCAACGATGCACCTCTCAATACTCTAATATTTCCATAAATATCATTAGCATTACCACCATTTAAATCAAAATTGGTGGTTATTACTGTGGTACCTCTTACAGACACAGGTCCGTATATATCTACTTTTGTAGCAGGAGTGCTGGTGCCTATGCCAAGATTACCAGCTGCTGTGATACGAGCTTTTTCAGCACCTTGTGTTTGGAAATAAATTGCTGCACCTGACGGATTTGCATTTAAACCAATACTATTACTTGCACCTTGAGACTGAATAAAGATATCTTGCGAAGTTCCACCACCAGTTATTCTTGCTAAATGACCAATACCGCCTGTAACACTATCAGATTGACCAAATGCTACTACTGGACCAGCCGCATTACCTGTATTACCATTTAGATAAATATTTCCAGGCGAACCAAGAAGGTCAGCAGCGGAACCAAATGATACAGATCCACCTGAGAAAATAACCATTCTCTGCGCATTGCTAGTAGCAAAAGACATTATACCTGAATTGGTATTATTTATATAAACATCTGCCGATGTCTTTTGAATATATAAATTTCCAGTACTATTTCTAAGTGCTAATAATGCATCTGAACTACCATAAAGTTCTACCAATCCACGATTAGCTGCACCATAAACAAATGATGTGGTACCTATACCTACATTACCACCACTATCAATTATAAGTTTATCTGCATTAGCAATTCTTAATCTTAATGATTGACCAGACGCAGCATTTAAATATGTTATACCTTGATTTGATTGTAATAATGCATAGTTTGCAGCGTTTGTTTGATCCAAAGCTGAATTACCAAACATTGCTAAAGATGTTGTGGTTGGCCAAGAACCAATTAATACGCTACCTACACGCGTTAAAGCTGAAGCTGCTGGAATATCAAGTGGATATATAGGACTTGTAGTACCTACACCAACATTACCACCTAAAAATGCTGCTGATGGAACCGATGTGGAACTTGTAACATGTAATTCTGCTATAGGATTGTTTGTGCCGATACCAACTTTATTATTAACTATAACAAAGTCGTTTCTTCCATATTGTCCGCCTACAATTCTATCATCCGCAAATACTTCAAACACTGGCAAACCAGCGCTATTATTTACGCTCATCAAACTATCATTTAAATCGTCAGTTACACTAAACAATGTGCCACTTGTACCATCTGCTCTTAACAAAGTAGTACCAGATGTAGTAGAACTGACATGTAATCTTGATAATGGACTGCTTGTGCCGATACCAATATTTGTAGCATTATCGTATATTAAGCTATTTGCTATGGTACTATTTCCAGTGAATTTGCTTAAATAATTGGCGGTTGGTTGTACTGATGTTACAAATGCTCCGCCGCCTCCAGTTGATATGGAACTTGCTGATAGTGGACCTGTGACAAGCAAGGTATTGCCTGTTAACTTTAAAGTATTAGTTACGTTATCACCTTTGACTGAAAAGAAGTCAATTTTACCAACAGCTGGATTTATTATGATATCTGCCATATGTTATATAAATAGAGACTAATTATAGTCCAAATCTACCTTTTGTAGCATTATAATTTTGTAACACTTCTGCTGCGGTTAATACTCTATTATATAGTTGAATACTACCCATTCTAGCATTAATTGTATAATTATTATCCCCATGGAATCTTGCTATCCAAAAATTGTTAGATCCTGACGATAAAGTTGATCTATAGAGAGCTGTTCCAATCAAAACACCATCAATATATAATTTTGCGTTGGTTGATGAATCATTTGTAACAACTATATAGTGCCAGTTACTATCTGGATATGAACTATTTGAAAATGGATTATTAGCGCTATCTCCGATATTCCACGTAATAACGTTGTTGGTAAAATACAAATTTGGACCAGATCCATAATTTGTTCCATCAATAGATATTGGAATTTTGTTACCAGCATAAGACGCAGCTTTTATCCACAATCCAAGGGTACTAGAATCTGTAATTGATGCAACTGAAGAAACACTATAATCATCTACACCATCAAAAGCTATAACCCCACCATTATCATTACTATATGTTGGTCCATTTGTTAATGTAGAATTATAGCTATTTCCACTGGTATCAAACCAAGTTGTTCCAGCACCAGCGTAGCTATATGGATTGCCAGCATCAAGATTTAATATCAATCCTTGTTGAACCAAAGAAATTGCAAATTTTGATTTTTGAGCTTCATAGTTTTGAAGCACTTGAGCGGCAGATAATGCGGTTGTATATAATTGTGCAGCTGCAATATTACCTTTTAAAAATTCTGAATTAGATGCGTTATCAGTTAAATGTCCTAAGTAAAAATAACTACCGAAGCCAGATGGTATATTTGCACTCGTTCCTACACTCACACCATTTACATAAAGTGTTGATATTAATCCATCACATGTAAAAGTTATATGATACCAAGTATCAACTGATAAGGTAATTGATGCATTAATTGATGGAGTTCCTAACCATGCAGATCCATTTCCAATAAAAACTTGTAAATTACCAGATCCATTTCTATTTAATGATATTGCTAAAGTATTATGTGGACGACCATTTATAAAAGTATTTAGAGCTTTACTTTGATCCACATATTTAATAAATCCACTTATTGTTAATGGAACTGATAATGTTCTGGTAACAGATAAGTAATCATTACTACCATCAAATCTTAATGATCCTTTATTATAATAATCAAGAAGTGGCATATTTGCGGTGGTACCATCTCCCAAAAATCCATTATCTTCATATCCACTCAAATCAAAAATATTTCTATCAGCATTTAGTATACCCCACTTTTGCCCAAGATATGTGTCTACCAACCTTCTTTCTGTTGCAGATAAAACTCTATTAAATACAACTATTTCTGCCGATTCACACGTAGAAACTTCTGAATTTATATTAACTCCCAATCCAATTGGACCAGAATTTGCGCCATTAGAATTTGTAGTTATTGCAGTTCCGTTAGTGTACAAATTTGCTAAATCGGTTGAACTGCCACTCCAATCTCCCATAAATACATTCCACGCAGTATTTGCTGCAGTTCCATATGGACCTGAAACCCATCCTTCTGCGTAGTATTGATTAACATATCCAGACCAATGCCCTAATAACCAATTTCCTCCTGTTGACGGAACGTACTGAGTGCTTAAAACTCTAGCGTTAGTTGTTCCTGTTAATCTGGTAACACAAAATATTGTATAAGCGGAAGTTACTAAATTAATTGAAGAATTCCATATTTGTTGACTTGTAGTAAATGTCAACACTTTTCTTGATGCCAAAGAAGAATTTCTTGTTGGTCCTGCTGAAACAGGTACCATATGATAATTAAATCCGCTTTTATCTCTCCATTGACTCACGGTTGTACCTGAACTATAACTAAATGTAGTATCGTCGGCCGCATCCATCCACATGACTAAACCATCCTTTACTGGTAAATCTGTGGTTGGATATGATTTATTTTGTGATGCGTCCAAACACATCACCAAACTATCTTGAACTATACGAGGTGAATAATTTTGTGCCATATATTATAATCCAAATCTTGTTTTTGTAGCTTGATAATTTTGAGATATTTCTGATTGACTTAATGCTCTATTATACATTCTTATTAATCCACATTGTACATTTGGCCAACTAGCTCCAGCAGTTGCAACTAAATATGCATTAGAAGTGTTATAACTTAAGGTTCCATTTGGAATAGAAGATGTTGTAGAAGCCACTCCGTTAAAATAACTTCTAATAGCATCTCCTGGTTTAAAAGTAAAAACAACATGTTTAAAAACTGACGTTGATATGGTTTCGTTGGTATTACATCTATATTCAACTCCGTCAATAAAGTGTAAAGCTCTAATCAATTGACCACCTGTTTCTAAAAATATAAGAGGACTATATGATGCGTAAGGATTTATACCAAATAAATGATTCCAACCAGCAGTAGTTGTTACTGCTTTTATAACCAATTCAATAGTTAATTCGGTAGTAGGTCTAAGAGAATTTGTATTTGTAATAGAACCATAGTCATCAACACCATCAAACAAAATAACACCTTTATTAATGTAATTAGAACTTGGCCCGTTAACTAACGTACAATTATTTGCATTTACACTCAAATCATACCAAATACTGATATTACTTGTGGAACTAAATGTACTATTTCCAGTATCAACGTTTGTCCACTCTACCTTTGGGTTTCTGAAATAAATTGTTCCGCTATCAGCTAATCTAGTTCCACATCCGCCTGGATACAAAAACATAGCCTGTGATCCAGCACTACTAGTTGGTCCAGATGTAAATGTTGCTCTTTGCCAAACGTTTTGTACTGAATTAGCCACTCCAGCCGATCCTCCCAATGCACCTCCACCATAATTTTCAAAATTTATGAGAAAATTTGTGCTTGGATAATTAGTTGCACCCGTTACCAAATAATCAACACTAAATGTAGCATATACTCCACTTGGAATTGGAGCTGTATTTCCATGAAAATGACATGCGTTGGTTCCTAAAGCGTAACTATAAACTACATCGGTTGGTTTTATTGTATAACCTCCTATTACTGTTCCAAAAGCTATTCTTTGAAAACCAGCCACGCTTTGCAATGCAAAGTTCACGTTTTCAGTTACAGTTCCACTGCCTAAAGATTGAAATCGATTGGTTGAATAACTATCGCTATTTCCCGCATCTAAATTCAACACCAAACCATTTTGAATTATTTGTGGACCATTATTTAATGTACTCATATTTTAGACTCCATAAGTTGCTCTGGTTGCGTTGAAATTTTGTAATATTTCTGACTCACTTAATGCTCTATTGTAAGCTCTCGCGCTGGAAACAATACTATTACTAGCATAATCTGTAGATGCAGCACCAATGTAGTATGGAGTGGTAGATGCATATTGTCTCAATTGTTTCGTTAATGCTCCACTATCTCTCAATACTCCGTTAATGTATAATTTTCTACTTGAATTTTCCACATCATTTGTGAAAACACCATGATACCATGTATTTAAACTTAAAGTTACCCCAATATTTGTTGCGGTTACATCGTTATACCAAGTAGTTGCATAAACAATATTTGGAGTTCCTTTATCATGATAAAATCCACTATGATAACCCTGTCTTCCAAAAAAATATCCACCATATAATCCAGGAGGAGTTCCTAACAATTTAAACCAACATTCATATGTATGACTATTGTTACTTAATCCATCCAATACAGAATTTGCGACGGGTGTTGTTAAAGTACCTTGTGCATTACCATTAAAATAAAATCCGCCACTATCAAATAAAACGGCAGCACTAGTAAGATCTGCGGTATAATTGTTTCCACTTAAGTCTATTAACCCGCCACCACCAGCAAACGTATTTGCAGATCTAGAAGTAGCTGCAAATTCGGTAGCATAACCTTTTTGTTCAAATTGTAATTCTGCTATATCAACATTCATCGGAAAAAAATTAGGCCAAAAATAAAATATTATGCTTCCTGGTGTTGAATTCACCGTCCATGTCGTAGTCCATCTTTGCCAATTTGATGTTAATGTTGGCGAAGTGAAATTTGGACCACCAACATTTGGACCGGCATAGTATATTTCTAATCTACAAGATTTACCTATAGCATTTTGATCTGATGCTCTTATATACGCACTAAAAGTATATGAAAGGCCTCCACTATAACTTGGTTGAACATTATAAGCCATAGCATCTCCCGCATCAGATCTAAACCAATACCATCTTACACAATCGTGACATCTATTATCAAAGGCAAAACCATTGGTTATAGCTGTTTTAATTAAAGCTGAATTTGGTAAATGTGGATATCCCCACCACATTGTAGGAAAATTTGTGGCGTTAACACTAATTCTTGTATCAGAACTTACATAAGTCAATATTTGCTCTGGAGTTTTTGATGCGTCGTTGGTTCCATCGTATTGATGTAGTGTAAAAGTTGTTGATGACAATCTTCTGAAATAATAATCGGTGTTGGCTGTAAGTCCACCACCTGTGGTTTGAGGTCTTATTACATCAAAAGTTGCAAGATTGTTAAAATAAGAAGTGGGAGATGATATGGTTATTATGTTGCTAGATACCGATGCGATAGTTCCTATTGATGCAAAAGATCCATTGCCATATGGTAATCTTGCATAATAAGTTCCCCAATTATTACCGGCCGATGGATACGAATTTACTGCACCGTTTCCATAAGTACCAATTAAATTTGTGGTCGCTTCACCTCTAAAACATTTTGAAAACTCACGATTGTAATACAACTGCAAGTTGTTTTTTACTATGCCTCTATTTGCGTGTTGAATTGACATATTATTATACTTCGGTCATTAATTCTGGTACGTCTGCTCTTATTGCTGTAAAATCCCAGAAGAATTCATAAGTCTTATTAAATTCAAGCATGGATTTTTCATAAGCAACAACAAAGTAATTTTCAGCTACATTAATATCATCTATATATAGTGTTTTACCGCACTTTATTCCAGTCAATTGTATAGTTACACTTTCAGCTCTTACCAATTTACATATATAATCTGGTAATTTTACTACACATTTAGCACCAACCAATGTATCTTTACCAGTTAAACGAATACCATGATATGGACTTTCCAAACTACCATATACTAGTTTCTTGCCTGGCTTTGTAGGATGATCAATTTTGAAACTCTTGGTTGAAGCAGCAAAACTACCATTTACTTCCAACTTATAAGCTGGTGCTGTAGTTCCAATACCTACGTTACCATCACTGATAATACGCATTCTTTCGGTGTAACTACCATTATACCAAGCAAAATAACCAGTACCTCTTGTATAGTAGGTAGTATTGATATTTGCGGATGTATTTGCTCTATCAATTGCTTCAATAACACAGGTAGAACCAGGATTAAATTCAAATCCACCACCTGAACTATATACGTGTAATTTTTGAACAGGATTTGTTGTGCCAATACCTAGGTTACCATTTGTGTCTATTCTGACTTTTTCGCTTCCAACAATTTTAAATGAAATAGCTCCGTTACTATTATCAATATTAAGTAAAGATCCATATGTACCAATAGTTGCTAATACAGATGGATTAGCAGTAGTACCAAAATATAAATAAGCACCACCATTATCACCATATATGCTGGTTCTATATGATCCTGCTCCTGCCATAGACAAACCAGCAACTTCTAATTTTTGAGTAGGACCTGTTAAACCTACACCCACATTACCATTATTTAATATGGTTATTTTTGCATCAGCTCCAGTTACAAAGCTAGTACCATCGGATCTCGTTCCGATATAGATATTAGGAGCAGTTGTAGAGTTTACGCCGATTACTAAATTATTAGTATCATCGTGTGTAAAAGTAGAGGTAGTAACACCACCATCTTGAGATATTTCTATTCCACCAATTTCCGTTTCGGTGACATTATCAGTGTCAGCCGTAATCTTTAATTTTGCTGTACCTGTAGATGATATATGTAATAATTGACTTGGACTCGTTGTGCCTATGCCAACGTTACTACCAACAATAGCCATAGTTGAAGCACCACTTCCTCTGCCTAATAAGATATTGCTTGTCTGACTACGAATTATAAAATCATAAGCATTTGCATCTGTGAAAAAACTTCCGGCGTTTGTTATTGTTGCGAGATATGTTCTATCACTACCTGAAGTTCTATGAATAAAAATAGGATTTGTAGAACCATCCAAAATAATACCATCATTTGTACCAGTAGTAACTATATGTAATTTGGAAGTTGGACTTGTTGTGCCTATACCAACATTTCCATCCCCAGCAATTCTAACTTTTTCAGTGGTACTTGTAATGAATTTAATTGGATATGAACCAACACCACCAAGTGTCATGCTACCATCACTATCATCATATCTTATTTCTTGTATTTTTGTACCACTGCTATTTTTAAATTGAATTGAACCAGTGGTCACCCCAGTCATCTTTAATGTCATGTTACCACCAAACATTTCAAACTTGGTAGCAGGACTTGTAGTACCAATACCTATGTTACCACTACCTAAAATAGTCATGGAGACGTTAGAGGTATAACCACTATTATACAAGCTACCAAAGTACATATTTGTTCTTGTACCATCGTATCTTGTATCTATCTGACCAGTTATATTAGCACTATCATGCCATGTTATTGCTCCTCTTGCGGTATTAAGTACAGAATAACTTATTCCTAATCTTAATGTTTCTGCAGTTGTATATTGGTATCCTACTTGCAATAATGCCGCTGGACTTGTCGTACCTATACCTACGTTGCCACCATTACTAATGGTTACTAAATTAGTTGACGTAGTTCTGTTGTAAAATCCAATTCCGTTTGTACCATCCGCACCAATAGATAATAAATTACTTGTACTACTTTGAAAATCAAGCCAAGCACCAGCTGTAGTACCTTGTAATAAAATAGGTGCGTTATTGCTTGAATAAACATGAAATGGTCTAGATGGACTGCTTGTGCCTATACCAAGATTTCCATTGGTATCTAATGTCATTCTGGTACTTCCATTGGTTTCAAATGCAAGTGCGGATGCATCGTTTGTACCAAGTGTAGCTGTAGTACCAAAGCTATTACCACCTTGTTTAAAATATGAAGATAATTGAGGTATAGAACCACTAAAACTACCCGTAAAATTAGTAGCCCATACATTACCCACAACTCTTAATTTAGCATTAGGACTACTTGTACCTATACCAAGATTGCCATTTGCATCTATAATTGCAGACTGAGTTGTTCCTCTATAAAATGCTATTTTTCCAGTAGTCCAAGTGTTTACTTCTGCTTGACCATTAGAAACGTTCATTCCAACATAAGTTCCAGCACCATCATCATAAACTCTTAACTTAATATTTGCTCCAGCAGTGTTACTATATGTACCACCTAAATTTAATGTTTCTGGAGTAGCAGTTGAAAAACTCGCTAAAGTGCCTAATTGAAGTCTATAAACAGCATTTGTTGTGCCAATACCAACATTACCATTAAATATCGCACTCAATGATGTAGATGATCCACTTACATGTAATCTAGCTAATGGATTAGTTGTGCCTATACCAACATTACCACCAATAAATACTTTTCCACTAGCACCGGGGAGTGTTGGACTTGTTGTATTTAGATATAAGTCTGCCCAAGCACTTAATGCGTTATTATGAGCAAATACGCCTGGTTGACCACTATAAGATCCAATGAATGCTGCATTTGTACCATCCCTAGCAACAATTCTTGGATTCCAACCGCCTGTGTTGGCTCTATATACATCCAATATTTCTGATACTGCTGATGTACCTATACCAACGTTACCAACGCTATTGATACGCACTCTTTCTTGGTTATATGAAGCACCTTGACCCACATTGAATGCCATATAATCATTACCATAAATTGCTGCGGTAATACTATGCTTCATTGTTCCACCATTAGCAAAACCAAGCCCCACAATATTCGTACCAGCACCACCAGAATTATTATCAATATACAACGGATATGCCGTACCACCTATACTTCCACTAACCACGTGTAATCTAGCTAATGGACTTGTTGTTCCAATACCAATGTTGCTATTACTTTCAAATACAGGAGCAGTAGTATTACCAATAGTTGTACTACTAGTAAACTTTACCAAAGTGTTTGTAGTACCACTTACCGCAACACTGGCACCACTGCTACCAGCACTACCACTGCTACCAGCACTACCACTGCTTCCACTTGCACCACTAGAACCGCTTGTACCCGCACTGCCTGAGGTACCTGATGTGCCACTTGATCCACTAGTACCAGATGCACCACTACTACCACTTGTTCCACTTGTTCCACTGGTACCACTTGAACCAGAACTACCATTTGAACCGCTTGTACCATTTATTCCACTGGTACCACTTGAACCACTTGTTCCACTTGTTCCACTTGTTCCACTTGTTCCACTTGTTCCATTTATACCACTTGTTCCACTGGTACCACTTGAACCAGAACTACCATTTGAACCGCTTGTACCATTTATTCCACTGGTACCACTTGAACCACTTGAACCACTTGTTCCACTGGTGCCGTTTGATCCACTTGTACCATTTACACCACTTGTTCCACTTGTTCCACTTGTTCCACTTGTTCCACTTGAACCACTTGTTCCACTTGAACCACTTGTTCCACTTGAACCACTTGTTCCATTTATACCACTGGTTCCACTTAAACCACTAGATCCAGAAGTACCACTAGATCCAGAAGTACCACTAGATCCAGAAGTACCACCAGAACCAGATGTGCCTGAACTTCCAGCTGCACCACTGGTGCCTGAAGTACCACTTGTACCTGCGGCTGTAGCTGTAGATTTGTATACTCTACCGGTTGTATTATCAACCGTTAGATAATAACCAGTGCTATTTGTGGTTAATGAATCTATATTTAAAATACTGCTGGTTATTTGATTTATTTTTAATCTACTACCACTTAATAAACCAGATATTGTTTCATTACCAACTATTATACTATTACCAACTTGTTTGAATGTACCGCTAAGATAACTGAATGAACCTGTAGGCGCAATAAATGAGCTATTTTGTTGTATTAATCGTATACCACCACTACTTACTTCCAAATTGCCACCAAAGTTGCTTAATACTACAGCTGATACCAATGGATCTGCATTTGCAAGTGTTATGGAACCACTACTTACACTGATTGATTTGAATGGAAATTGTTCTGTACCCAAACTTGCGCTCGGATTTAGTGGAATAATATCACCGTATGTTGATATTCCGCTAGCGGTTATGCGTCCTTTGAAGCTACCACTAAAACTACCAGTGAAACTTGTAGCCTTTAAACTACCAGTAATATAAACTGGGGTACTAATTTGTATAGTATATCCAGTATCTTTTATATTACTATTACCCAATTTATTACCAGCAGTTGCTTTTGGTATAAAGTTTGTGGTTAGATCACTATTATTATCAGGTCCAACAATAAACTTGTTTTGACTATTTGTTGAGGTACTACCGCTTACAAAGAAATAGTTTCCATAACTATCCCAAAGCATACTGGCCATTGCATTACTACCACTATCATGCATTTCAATACCAGCAAATCTCTTGTATGGACTAAAAGCGTTAAGAGTGATGATATTATCACCAATTATTACATGACTGCTGGTTATGTAGATATAACTTGCACTAAAAAAGGTAGAATTACCCGACACATTCAAGTTGCCATCAACATATAGTGTATTTGAACTATATCTTAAGTTGCTTTGTACCGTGGCACTATTTCCATATCCATTGTAAGTTACTACACCATTAGGAGTACTTCCAGTTAATGCTAATAATCCACTACTACCAGATGTACCACTAGTTCCAGATGATCCATTGGTGCCGCTTGTACCAGATGATCCGCTAGATCCACTTGTGCCTGAACTACCACTTGTGCCTGAACTACCTGAATTGCCTGATGTACCACTAGTACCACTAGTACCACTAGTACCGCTTAAACCGCTTGTTCCACTTAAACCATCGGTACCACTTGTGCCTGAACTACCACTTGTGCCTGAAACGCCTGATGTGCCGCTTGTGCCTGATAATCCACTAGTGCCATTTAAACCGCTGGTACCGCTTGTACCACTACCACCACCGCCACCTCCATTTAAAGCATAACTTGCACTTATTGCATAACTGCTGGTACCATAAAGTCTGAAATTGTTGTTGATGTATATATTACCGCTGATTACTCTTAAATCATCATCTTTTACGGTGAAAGACCCAGTTACGGCTGAAATGCCGAACATTTGTGGGCTGATAATATATGGTGCATCTATTCTCATGTTTAGTATAAATAGTGACCACCTACCCAGATTTTACCATTAAATATAATTAACCTTTACAACCCAAATCTTGATTTAACAGCATTATAGTTCTGCAATATCTCGGTTGAGGTTAATACTCTGTTGTATATTTGTACAGATCCAATTTTATTATTACCACAAAAACTTCCCAAAACAGCAGCTGGAGTTGATACTGTGAATCTTGAAAACTGAGAACTAACAGAAGTTGCAGCTGATGTTGTAATAGAATAAAAAACTCCATTTTTATAAAGAGACATATTTGTATTATCAAGTACCGCACACCAATTAATCCATGTACTTAATGGAAAGTCTGCACTTGAAATTGACTTGTACCATACTTTTGAAGTGGTTTTAATACCTACTTCTGGTGATCCATTTTGAGTTGCCATCCAAAAACCAGTTGAACTAGTTTCTCCACCGGATGATATTATATAACCACCACTTGTATTAGAAACAACATTAACCCACACACTAAATGATATGATTCCTCCATTTGTTGTTGGATCATTGATTAAATTTGAAGCAGAACCAAATGTGGTTATGGAATAATCATTTGTACCATCAAATACAATAACACCGCAATTGGTATTACTAAAAGTAGGGCCATTGGTTAATGTACTATTGTAACCATTACCACTTAAATCTGTCCACGTAGTACCTGATCCTTTATAGCTGTTTTTATCAGCTGCATCAAGTGCTAATACCAATCCATTTTGTACTAAATCTGGTCCTGCTTTGCCTGCCATAGGTTATTGTGGTGGAAATAGTGGGTTTGGATCGGTCCATTCAGGTGTGCTTAATATACTTAACATTTCAGTATGAGTATATGGTCCTTCTTTGGTTGTTAAATTCTCAACAAAAGATGGAGCTGTACCATTCCATTTTACAAATGTTTTGGTTAGATCAACACTTTTACGTACAGTATCGATTGATGTTTCTAATACTTCATTGAAGTTTACCAATGGTAATTCACTTACATTGAAGATTATATATTCTCTGTTTTCGTATATATCACTCATATTTTATAATCCAAATCTTGTTTTAACAGCATTATAGTTTCTTAATATTTCAACGGCGGTTAATATTCTATTGTACATTTTATAACAACCTACATTGCCACTAATAGAAAATGCAGTACTGCCGGCCCAGATTCCATATGGGTACAATGTCATTAAAGCTAAATTTTCTCCACCATCTCCGTATGTTGGTGTATTATTTGTAATGCCATGATTGGTGAGAGCAACATTTTGAACACCATTTATATAAGCTCCCCATTGAGTAGTTGACACCAATATTGTTATATTAATCCAATTTCCAGTAGAAATGCTAGAAAAATTAAATGCGTTGGCTTGATTGCCCGTATTTATATAAAAACCATTGTAGTATAAATAATAATTGTATTCTCCGTTTGCATTCCAAGGTTTTGATAACACATATCCACTCGTATCTGAAGTTCTTATCCATAAGTCAAGAGTCATGTTATTAAAACCTACACCAGAAGGAGTCCAATTAAATCTATTAGATGGAGAGGATATTCCAATATAATTATTTAGTCCATTAAAAGATATACTTCCATTTCCAGTTGTACTAAATGTTGGTCCGTTAGTTAATGTACCAGCGTTTCCATTTCCACTTACATCCGTCCATGTAGTACCAGATCCTTTATAGCTGTTTTTATCAGCAGCATCAAGTGTTACTACCAAACCATTTGTTACTATTTTTGGACCTCTGGATAATGCCATATACTTTATAATTATAATCCAAACCTTGGTTTAACAGCATTATAGTTCTGCAACACTTCAGCATCTGTAAGTTGTCTATTATAAATCTTGGTAATAGCCACGTTTGCACCAAGTAGATTAGCAGGTGAACCAGTAACCAATCCAGCTGCTATAGTCACATTAACATTCCCCGTAGTAAATGTGGTAGTTCCTGAAGTTGATTCCAATACACCATTTAAATAAACTTTAGTACCAGCCGACCCCACACTACCTACACATTGACACCACGCATTATTTGGTAAAGATGTAGTACTATAAGCCTGACCTGCAGCTCTCCACCCTAATTTACCAATATAACCAACGTCATTGCTTTTCCATAATATCCACTCAACATTAATTCCTTTTGCAACAATCATCGGATGTGTATAACTCGACCAATTTGTACATAAAACCCAAGCTTCAACAGTTATATTGTTTCCGTTGTTAAAATTACTATTGCTTGGAATTGATACGTAATCATCCACACCATCAAACACAATATTGCCACCGTTTCTAGCATTAAACGTTGGTCCATTGGTTAGGGTACCATTGCTGGCATTACTAGTTAGATCTTTCCAAGTAGTACCAGATCCTTTATAACTATTTTTATCAGCAGCATCAAGTGCTAATACCAATCCATTTGTTATTGTTCTTGGTCCGTAATACATAAATTATTCAGATTCAAATTCTACATTAAACTCTGGCATCAAACGTTTGATTGTTGGATCTTTTCTGGTACCAATCAACAATACGTTGTATTTACCACTATTATTTGCATATACGTTCATAATAGTTTGTTCTGTATTTAGTTCACCATAAGCAACACCAAAATGTTTAACTGGACTAATCCAAATTTGTGGGTTTTCATTCAAATGTTTCCAATAACTTGGTAATTCAATACTACCACTCAAACTATTGTTGATGGTTACTTCATATCTATAAATATTATCACCAACGGTAGGACTTTCAACGAAACTATGTTGTAGTTTCCAACCAGATTTGTTTGGATCTGGATGATCAATCAAGAATGTACCACTACCCTTGGTCAATGCACCAGTTACGTTTGCATTTCCAGATACCGTTAGAGCATTTGTTGGAACACTGGTACCAATACCAACTCTACTACCAGTAATTACCAATACGTTTGAACCATATTGACCTGCTACGATAGTATTGTTACTAAATACTTCAAGTGCTGGTAAACCTGATATAGTATTGACACTAAACAAACTACCACTCAATTGATCTGTTACTTCAAACAATGTTCCGTTTCCACCTTCAGCTTTAAATACACTCAAATTGCTACCACTGGCATAAGTGTTTAGTTTACTACCAGGACTTGTGGTACCAATACCAATGTTACCGCCACTAGCAATAACCATTCGTGTAGAAGCACCTCCAGTTATAAATTCAAGATTGCCGGATGAGTCTGCGACGTTATAATTTGAAGCAATTGCTGATGTATTTGTGCCGGCACTATTTCTCCAAAATATTCCTCCGTTTGCACTGCTGTTGGTAGTATTAATAAAAATATTTGGAGGTGCGGTATTTAGTCCAGCTAAATGTAAAATAGAAGAAGGACTACTTGTGCCTATACCAACATTGCCAGATGAGTTTACATATATTCTAGGGCCTGTACCCGATTGCCATATTTGAAATCCATTTGAATCGTTTATTTGGCCAACTCTCCACTTTTCTGTACCAGACGAATAAATTTTTATTGCGGCATATCCATTAGTAGCATCAAGATTTAGTTCAGCTCCACCACTTCCTGCTTTAAATGTAGCTGATGAATCACCACTTGCTTTCAAAACATATAATGCCTCAGTAGGGTTTGTTGTGCCTATACCTACGTTGCCACCACTTTGATTAAATACTATATTTTTATAACCAATTCCTTGTTCAACTGCTTGAAAAGCATAATATCCACTTGTATTTGAACCTCTACTAATAATTAATTCAAAATCATTAGAACCACCAGTTGCCGTAGCAAATGTTAAACAATTGCCAGCAGATGTTTTAAGTGCTGAATCTGCAATGCTAACTCTTGAACTATTTAATTGACTTGAGGTACCAATATTGATACCACCAGTTGAATCTAATCGCATTCTTTCAACACCATTTGTGCTGAAAATAATTGGTTTTGCTACTTCATTAGCCAAATATGTTCCATCTGATGCAGCATATACCAATGTATTTCTGGAACCATCCGCGTCAAATAATGCTAAACTTGGTACACCACCACTTGCTATAGCTGTTATGGTTTGTATCTTTAATATTGAATGATTAGTAACGTGATCTGCATAAATATGTAATTTAGAGTTACCAGGATTTGTTGTGCCGATACCAACAACACCATCTACTTGAGTTAATACATTTGAATCTAATATACCAAGCGTACTTGAATCTGTGCCTGTGTTTGTATCAGGTGTAAATGTTGCGGATGTATAGCCTGTATAAAGAATTGTTACACTATAAGCACCACTATATGAACTACCATATGATTTTCTAATTCTTAATGAACAATATCTTGTATCAAAATTAACCAACAATTGAAAATCTTCAGAGTATGGACCAGAATCACTTATAGGTAATGCAATTTTCCAAGATCCGGCGGTAGCATTATATTGATTTGCAATAACATATGTTTTTGCTACAGAATAACTTGCTAAACTAGCGTTGATGCTAACTATAAATGAATGTGCGCCGTTTATTATATCAAATGCACCAATATTTGTATATGAATTTAAAGCTGCAGCTACCGTTCTATCTAATTGTATTGATTTTAATCCATTTAATATAGCATCACCAACTACATGTAATTTAGCAGCAGGACTACTTGTGCCAAGACCAATATTACCATTATAGTTTAAGCACATTACTTGACTACCATTTGCTTGACCTTCAATGATGTTTTGTGAAGCATTAGCTGTACTAACTGTTATACCACCATTATTATTGATAGTCATACCTCTGGTAGCACCACCACTATCATCACTGATCAATACTGTACCATTACCTACAGACGGACGTATATTACCTTGAGTTGATGAACTACCACGGAAAATTAATCCACCATTACTTGGTGAACCATATATTCTTACGCTACCACTAACATCCAATTTGTAAGAAGGAGCACTATCATTTATACCAATGTTACCATTAGAAAGTATAGTAAATCTTGTTGTAGAACTTGTACTTAATTTTAAGTTAGCGCTATTACTATTAGAAACTAAAGTAAAATTGGTACCATCAAATGATATGTCAGCATTACCAACTGCACCAGAAGGTTCTAAATTTAGACCTGGAGTTGTTGCTCCTTTAACTAAAATACTACCGCTTTGTATATGTAATTTAGTAGATGGACTTGTTGTGCCTATACCCAAGTTACCATTATTATTAAGAACCATTTTTGTGGTTAATGATCCTAGTGCACCTGTAGTTGTTTTGAATGCTAAAACGCCTTGGTAAGCTCCGCCTGTCCAAAGTTGTTCAATTTGTGCTGGTTCCCAACCATCAGCGTCACGATAAAATCTAATTTTTCTACCACCGTCGAATGATGTTGCATCGGATGCGGCTAAAATTAAACTGCCTGCTACAGATAGTTTTTCACTTATTGTGGTGGTGCCAATACCAAGATTGCCTGATGTATTTATATTAACCAGTCTAGAAAATGCAGTGGTCCAAACACTAAAGTAAGTGTCATCACCGCCAATATAAAATCCACCGGCATTAGTACCATTTCTAAATAAACCTAATTGTGCTGAACCATTTGTAATACTAAATCTTGGATATCCATTAGTATCTCTTGAGACAAAGAACGCTCCTGAGTCAACCACATCTAATTTTGCGGATGGACTACTTGTACCTATACCAACATTACCATCACTAGCAATTCTAACTCTTTCACTACCACCTGTAACAAATTTTATAGTATTTGTTAATCCACCCGATCCAGTTGATCCAAACACTTGCATTACCGCACTATTATCACTTGGACCATATGTTGCTGCGGTTAATACTGAAAAATAATTAGAACTATATACAGAACCAGCTACATCCAATTTATAAGCAGGACTTGATGATCCTATACCAACATTGCCAGTATTGGTTATACGCATTCTTTCTGTTGGATTAGCGTTAAATGATGTTTTAAACACTAAATCCGCCTTTTGAGTGCCTGATCCATCATCTTGCAAACTATTTCCTAAAGATGCGTTTAATTGTCCTCTAAAATCATAAAACTTAACTAACGATTCATGATTGCCTGATGTACCTCTATAGAAAAACGCTAAAGTGTCGTTTCCATCATTTGCTGTAATATCGGATATAGTTAAACCAGCATAAGCTGTAGTATTACCTATGATTACATTACCACCGCTTGTTATACGCATCCTTTCAGTACCATTTGATACAAAACGCATAGCATGCGTTGTACTTGTGCCTAACCAACCACCATTGGATGATACACCAAATTCAGCTTTATATGTTCCGCCTGAATTTACTTGATAACTTATACTTGTAGCATCATATGCTTCTACAACTTTATTGAAACTAGCTGCACTACTTGGACTTGTCGTGCCTATACCAACATTACCACCATTGGTTATACGCATTCTTTCACTTGAATTCATTTGGAATGTCATGAAAGCCGTACCGTTATCATCATCAGCTAGTAATCTAACTTCACCTGTGGTAGAATTACAATATAAACCAAATATATCATCTCCACTCAAATCTCTCATTACATATGCAAGTTTACCACTTGAAAAATCATCATATAGTGTAAACTTATTTCCAAAATTTGAACCGTTGCCAATTTGCAATGATCCTGAAACGTGTAATTGAGTTGCAGGACTGGTTGTACCAATGCCTACATTTCCATCATCTTTTACTATTAATTTTGTAGAATATGAAGTAGTTGGAGTTTGTATTAAAAAGTCACCGTCATCGTTTCCTAAGAAAACATTATCATTAGATGAATCTATTAATGATATAAAACAACTAGTAGCTGAACTCACGAATGACCCAACTGTAGACGTTGTCCCACTAACTCTTAAATCACCTAAAACATCCAACTTAAAAGCAGGACTCGTTGAACCAATACCAACATTACCATTATTTTTTATGGTTAAAGAATCTCCGAATGATTCA